AAGTCTATAAAGACACCGAACACGCGAGGTCTTTCATTCGCACAATTCGTGGAAAGAATGGCGAATTAAAAAGAAAAACCACAATAGATAAAAAATTGTTCGAAGAAAAAACACGACCACTTAATCCATTTGCACTTCCTAAGTCGTACGCTAAAAAACGCAGACACGTTGAAGTCAAGGGAACGAAGTTTTTGATTCTTTGTGATTTGCACTTTCCATATCAAGACAACGAAGCTATTGAGTGCGCGATAAACGAAGGGTTAAAGCAGGGGTGTGATTCAATTATTTTGAACGGCGACGCGTTAGATTGTCACATGATTTCAGACTTTGTCAAGGATCCGCGCAAGCGTAAATTCAAAGACGAACTTTATTCAATTCGTCAATTCCTTGCGTCTTTAAGACACACCTTTCCAATGGCAAACATTTACTACAAAGAAGGCAACCACGAAGAACGATACTGGCGTTACATGAGAATCAAAGCACCTGAGTTGTTCGACATTGATGCGTTTGACTTTGCTTCGCTTACTCATTGCGATAAACACGATGTGAAATGGATTGACGGAAAGAGCAAATTGAATATCGGTAAGTTATCTATCTTTCACGGACACGAATTTGGCAAACAATTCCTTCCTTCTGTCAACGTGGCGCGTGGGTTGTTTATGAAAACGAAGGTTTCTGCTATGTGCGGACATCATCACCAAACAGCTGAACACAGCGAACGTGACGCAAATGGAAAATTCATTACTTGTTGGGGTGTCGCTTGTTTGAGCGAACTTTCTCCAGATTATAACCCGTATTCACGTTATAACCACGGATTCGCAATAGTCAACAAAGGTGCGAATGGTGCTTTTAGCGTTCACAATTATAGAATACACGAAGGTAAAATACTATGAACAGAAATATACTCGCAGCATTACTGCTATTTATTGGAACATCGATTCTTTGGTTGGTCATTTGTTGGAACATTTGGGGTTGTACGGATAAAAAAAGCGTACAGGAAAACGTACAAAAACAAGATAGCGTTATTAATTACAACGCTGGCGAATATGACCGGTTACTTCAAGAACAAATTGAACTTTACAAACAACTTCGAACGTATGAAGATGCTCAACTTGCAGCCAAAACCACCTATAAAAGAACTCGTTCTGCTATTGTTATTCGAGATACTATTTATAGGGTTGATGTTATCCGTTTAGTGAACTCCTGCGATAGCGTTATTGCGTCCGATTCGCTCGTTATTGACAATCTCAAAGAACAATTAAACATCGAAGCGAGAAAGATTGACAACTTGCAAGAAGTGGTCGTTGCTTATGAACAAAAGACGGTGTTGTTGAGCGAACAAATTAACACTTTGAATGCTGATAAAAAAAAATTGGAGAAACAAAAAAAGCGCAGAAACCACGCTTTGATTGTTAGTTCGTCCGTCGCTATTTTGTCGACGTTTGTTCTTTCAATTTTACTTTAGATTCGGGAATGTAGAACTTCATTGAGAACTGGATAGCTTGTGCGAATAACAAGACTTCCGTTGTCGGTTTTAACGTACAAATGAGGCAACACTTCGTACATCGTCCACCACATTATCATTCGACGCAAGTAATTGTCAAGAAGGGTTGCGTATGCGCCTGTAATGTCGTCGTTCACCACGTCTTCTTTAATGCGGTTGTAAAGGTCAGTTCCAAGATACAACTGTGCGTACTTGTCCTGCGCTAAATAGATAGCAGGATACATCAATAATGGGTCAACGCTTCCGTTAATCCAAGTATATTTCTTGATATAATTTTCGTCTATTAAAAGAACTTCGGGTTGTAGTGCCATAATGTTTTTTTTAGTTTTTTAGTGATGCTCTGTTGGGCATATCGTTCGGACGAACCGCTTCTATTCCTTTTGGAAACAATTCATTTGCAACACCGCCTGTTACAACTCTGTCGTTCTTCAATCCGTCGTTAGGAAGGAAGCGTCCTTTCTCTCTTTTGCGTACAAATACTTTTCTGAACCACGCATGGCGACAATAAACACCGCCTTTGAAAATCCATATTGAATAAGTGTTGCTTCCTGAAGGTGCAAACTGTCCATTAACGTCGGGGTTTTTACCCATTTTTATAATGTCTTCGTAACGGAATAACGCTCCGTCTTTTGACAACGCAACCATGTCTTGACAAAAGTCACGCGTTACAATTTCGCCGTCTTTGTATGTGAAGTTCTTTGAGTAGTAGTAACGTACTTTATAAAGACCTGTGTCAAGTTCTTTGCTCGCTTCGTCGGGGTTGTCGTAACCGCGAACACTCATAAATTCGGTGCGGTAGTTTTCTTCGCCTTCTGGATTAGTTACTTCTTCGTCGGAAATTAACTCCCATTCTTCTTCGTTGACGTATTCCGCTTTCTCTTTAAGATAAGCCAACCACAACGCGCTATCTTCTGCGCTTATTTTATTTTCAGCAACCGCAACTTTCTTCTTCGCTACAACTTTTTTTTTTTGAGCGGACAATTTAGCCACCGCGTCGCCGCCTGTTTGAAACATCGACTTCGCAACGTCAACGTCAAGACCTAAGAACTGAACTAAGAAAACAATTGCTTGTTCTTGCGTTAGCGTTCCAAGTCCAACCGCTGCGACGATCTCCAAAGCGGACGCGATTTGCGCCCCGTTGTACGTTACGTCGCTCACCTTTTCTGTTATTCCTGTTGGTGTTTCTGTTACGTCTGTTGAAGGTATGTCTATTACGTCAATAGGCGCGTTAGAATCGACTGCAACACCGTCTTCAAATACTGAGTTCATCTGTATATTTACGTCGCCTAAAATCGGGGTGAAGACTTCTTCGATTATTCTTTGATATGGACGAATAACCTGCGTGTTGAATATCTCTAAGCCAACAATCATTTCATCTTTGTTACTTCCGAACCCTGTTGTATCTCTGATTCCGTGAATCAATGGCGAAACAACGCGGTGTCCGACCATGATTTGCTTCGCTGTTTCTTCGGATAAAAACTGATATTGCTTGTCAGCGTCCGACAAAGGGAAAGATTCGATTTGCGGAGCGCGTGAAGGATCCTCGTTGAAGGTCATTAAGAACTTGCCCGCGTTGCTTGCACCGCTTAATCTTGTTTCCCACTCACGACGTATTGCCTCACGTTCTTCTTTCTGCGGAATGCCGTTCAAAAAGTTAATAATGAATGAAGGGAATAAACCGTTTAAGATATTGTTAACGTGGTACATTCCCATTTGATAAGACAACTCAACGTAATTCAACGCACCGAAGTAGTCAGGCTTCGCGTAATACGAAGAACCAGCCATCATGCCGTGAGCGTAGATAACTTGACGCGGTTGTTCTTGCGCTATTGAAGGATTGAACGCAGGAATAAATTCTGGTTTACCTTTTTTACTTCGTGTGTTCGCCCAATCTTTTGAATAGAAAATTCCTGTAATATCATCTTCGTCTTTGTCGTATGCTAAACGACAGTTCTCAAAAGGCAAGTGATTGATTTGTACAATGCGAGTGAAGTCCAACGACCAAATAACCTCAGCACAAAATGAACCTTGCAATTTTAAGTCAAAAGAAATTCCTTGCAATGCGTTGTCGAGAATCGTTCCCGTTCCTTGTCCTTCAATCATATATGCGATTGAGTTCGTCAATGCGTTATGAATAGGGCTGTTGTAATAAAGCGTGATTAAATGCTGCGGAAATAAATTGTTTTGACCGTAGTCAATCCAACCTGCACGATTCTCTTTTTCAAACGCTTCAACTGGTTGATAAGCCGAAAGATTAATTGCTTGAATGTTGCTCATATTATGCACCTGTATAAATTACATCGACAGGAATTGTCGGTGTTGAAACGTCAAAGAAAATAGTTCCGTCTTGAAGTATCATTAAACTTTTTTCAATCAAGCCAAGAACGGAAGCGTTGGTTGGATCTATATTGCTGCTGCTGTTTTGTCCGTACACTTCGTAATGATAACGACCTGCATCGACCAAACCAACGGTGGTAAGTCTTATTTTTGTCACGCGTTCGTTCTCGTTTATTACTTCGACCACTTGCGCGAGTTGTTCACCTGTCATTTCGTAAGTCATAACGAGCAGGTAGTGAGTAAAGGCAACGTTGAAATATGCACGTCCTTCGTCTAACGAAAGATAAGCGTATTGATTCGCTGTGTTTGTGTTTAGGTATACCATTCCCTTTTCCCTTTACGTTAAAATTACATCACAGAGGGACGCTTTGCCCCTCTATGTGTAAAAGTTTTTTAATTAAACTGCCAGAATACTATTCGGTGCACCGTCTAATTTATAAGCGCGCTTCGCAGCTTCGTGAGTGAACGCTAATGTGTAGCCGTTCATGTCACCTAACACAGTTCCTGTTCCTGCTGTTGAAGTAGAAAGGTCTGCTCCGTACTCATAACCAACAGCCCACCAATTGTTATTGGTATCTTGAACGAAAACAACAACACGACTTGTTGCAACATTTTGCAATTCAAGACGCTTTGCAGCGGTTAATTTGTTTAACATGATGTTCACCGTCTGCGTGTAGAAAATAGTTCCTGCGTCGCGGTTGAAGTTGATTGTTTCTTCGAAAGAACCTGTTTGAGTTGGTAATTCGTAAGTATACAAATCACCCGATACAACGCCTATAATTTCAGTAACAACTTCATTTGCGTCGAGGTCGAACTCAACAAGTGATTGGTCGACTAAAATGATTTGCTTAATTCCACCGATTCCGTCTTTGCAATCGAGTGTAAAACCTGTGCTTAATTCACATGCCATATTTGTATGTTTTTTATTAGCACAAAAGAGGAGCGGTGTTTATGCCGCTACCTCTGTTTATGCAAGGGTTAGAATGGTTGAATTATGCTTGGTAAAATGCGATTTCGTTTCCGAAACCGTATTGTACACCTGCGAAGAAAGAACAAGAGAAACGAACGTTGTTTGAAAGATCGTACTGATACATATCTAAAACTGCAACGGTGTTCCATTGGTCAAGTAAGTTAGTACCGAACCAAAGGTTTGACTTTTGATAGAAAGCCATTGTGTCGTCAGACATACCAGGACATTCGATAACGTCGTACTGTCCCTGCCAGTTCATTACAACTGATTCACCTTGGTACAAGTAGTAACCACCACCAAGACCAAGAATCGCGCTTCTGTATGCTTCAGCAACATTTGAAGAAACTGCGATTACAGGCTTTTCAGTTGCACGACGAACGCGTGTTGGAAGTGTTAGAACTAAGCGTCCCATTTCTTCGATTACATTAGTAGCATCAATTGCTACTGGAGAAGAAACATCAAGAACCGTAGCGTCAGCCAAGAACAATGTCTCGAAACCTGCGTACTCACCAGCGTTAGCGTTAACACCCTGCCATATCAATACCTCGTTGCGTGCTGCAACACCCGCCATTACGTTAGCAATTAAAGCGTCAGTTAATGAAGCGTGAAGCTCGTTGTTCTGCTCTGAACGCGATTCCCAATCGATTAAAAACGTGTTTTTACACAAATTTCTCTGTACTTGGAATTTTTCTAAAGTCAAGATACGCTCGGAAAGTGTTACCGTTCCTTGCGCGTCAAAGTCGCAAGTTGCGTTTGCGAAAGTTACGTCGTCAACTAAACGACGAACAACTTGCTTGTATTCGATGTTCTCTTTGATTGTAACCGCAGCCAAAGACTCGTTACTTAAAAATGCAGCGCGGATATATCCTGCCGCTTCGCGACCTGCGTAGGTCGTAGTTAAACTTGTTGTAGTAGCCATTTTTTATTGTTTGTTTTTTTATTTTTTAAGGTGAAAGATGAAACGTTCTTCAGGCGACATTTTGCTGTAGCTTTTAGAAGGTATTTGTTTTGCTTGCTTTACTTCTTTGATTGAAGTAGCGGCAGGCTGTGCGCTTAGTTTTGTAACTTCGCTTGAAAGATTCTCATTCGCTTTTTTAGCTTCTGAAAGTTCGCTTTCTAGTTTTGCAACCAACGACAAAAGTCCTTCAACTTCCGCGCTTAGTGATTCGTCAGTAGATTGCTTTTCAGATTCTACTTCAACTTCAACCTCTGGTTCTTCAACCATTGGCTTCAATTCAACAAGTAGACCGTCTGCAACGACTACAATCACACCTTCTGCTGTTGTGTACTCTCCGTCCGCAACCACGACTTCATTGCCGTCTGCGTCTTTTGATAATACACGAACACCTGGAGCCCATGTGTCGCTGTCCGAGTAGATACTCGTTCCGTCTGCAAGAATCGCCTCAACCATTTGCTTCACGTCAACAACGGTTTCTTCCGCTGTGAGTGATACGTTGTGTTTGGCGAATAGTG